CAAACTATGTTTAATATATCAGAGGCATTTAAAGCACTATCAAAAATGCATCAAATGGCTCTGTTTTATAAAGTGTATGAGCAGTTGACCTATAAAGAAATAGGTAGTAAAATAGGCTGTGCGCCAAGCTATGCTAAGTTTTTAGTGTACGAAGCTAAACAAATTGTAAGACCAATGTTAAAGGAATTATATAGTGAAACTAACTGTGATAAAAGAAAATGACGATGGATCGGCAGATGTAAAGCTAGAAAACATTAACCCTACGATGATGCAACTTATTCTTCAAACAGGGTTAATTAAATTGCTAGAAGAAGCAATTACTAAAGCTGAAAAAGAAAACAAACTACCTTCTTTGCTAAAGGCTAACAATGGATAAATACGACGAAGTAATGAATATGCAGTATGGTGGTAATCACTACAAAGACCGTAAGATTCAACCGTGGGAAGTATGGGAGGCATACGACATGAATGGTTGGGAAGCTAGTGCTCTTAAATATTTATTGCGGTATAAGGATAAGGGTAAGCCGCTAGAAGACTTGTACAAGTGTAGGCATAACGTTGAATATTTGATTGCAAAAGAAGAACGTAAATTAAAAGCTAATACATCACCTAGCCATCCCTCGCCAGAGGTGTTTCAATCAATAGTACAACAACTTACTAAATAATAAAGGGGCGCTAGGCCCCTTTTTTACCTTACTTTAAAACCTGCTTTAGATAAGGCATCTTTCCATACTGCCCCTTCTTCCTCACTCTTGTGTCCTGCTTTAGACACCGATGGATGAGTGACTGTTACCAAATCTCCATACTGATCTTTAAGTTTAGCCATAAGTTTCTTTATAGCCTCTGTTGCTTGTGGACTAGGGTTTTCTCCACCAAGATACGCTATACCTATAGCATTAGAATTATCTAAAGGAGAGTCCTCTCTTAGTCCTTTAAACCCTTTGTTACCAATGTGGTTTGTCCTAGCAGTCATAGGCGCGGCTTGATAAATAGTACCATCTTCTGCAATAGTAAAGTGATAACCGAATTGCCCTTTACGAACCTTATCTACTTGCCCGTAGTACGACATGTTTTTAGCAGGGTCATGGTGTAATACTACTCCAGCAAAAGGCTTCTTATTAGCAGATGCAGTCTTACCATACGTTTGAGATGGAAAATCTTTATAGACACTAGTAATGTTTAACCCTTCAGGTTTAAACTCTGGTTTCTCCTCAGCTATTTCTTTATCTGCTTTTTTTTTACCATCAGCAGTGTCTAACGCCTCATTATTCTTAATAATCTTCTGTAAGTCTTGAGCAGTAGTAGTTGGGGCTTCTTCAGGGGCCACTGTAGCCTCTGTAGCGGCAGGTATAGGGGTCATCTTACCTGTAGGGTCATAGAAAGGCATGACCTGCGTACCGTTATTAATAGCGTTTGCATACCCCATACCAATTGCACTAGGGTCTTCATTCGTAAGCATAGCTCGTCCATACACCGTAGTGATTGAGAGTGCTTTAGTTTGTTTCATAAACTCTTCTGCAATTGCACGTGACTTAGGGTCACGAACAGAAACGGCTGTACTCATACTATCCATATACAAAATACCTTCTGGTGAAACACCTACTTTGTAGTTTGTACCATACTTAGTGTTGAGTACGTCACGAATCTGACGAATCTGTTCTACACCATTAACTGAACCACGACTAACGTTGTTCTTAATGACGCCTAGATCAACAGGGTTTAAATTAGCCAGCTTACTACCAAACTTCTGATAGTTGGAAAGCAATAGTTGACTCTCTGCACCATATTGTGCTGAAGTAGAAAACGCTGAACTAATGACGTTAATTTCTGGTTGACTCAAGTCTGCTTTGTCCAACAATGTAACAGCACTAGCAACCAACGATGTGTACCCTGCTTTAACAGTTGTGGGTGACCCTACAATTGGTGGAGCAACAGCCTCTCCAGTTTTTTCTCCAGTAGCTTGAATTATTTGCACAACACTGAGGTCTTGAGCGGCTGTAATGTCCTCACCTACACTACGGGCGCTACTAGTAATGTTTTCTTCAAACTTAACCATAAAGTTATAAAAATCAGGGTTAGTGCGTTTTAAGTTCTCTCTAGACGCACCCTTCCCCCAGTAAGCCTGCATCAATGGATTATTTGGCATTGCACTTTGTAGCTTAACAGCTAGATCAACCAATTGTTGTTTTTCTGTCAACGACTTATCACGATATGAAGACATAATGTTTGCCATAGCTGACAAGCCAATACCCTTATCATCTGCGTATCGTTCAACTAAGGTAGCTGCAGAACGATCAATATCTGCATACAACTCCTTACGTTTAGCATCACTAATATTAGGGTTCTCTCGAACAAATACGTCTATAGCCTCATAAGAGGTTCGTTTAGCTGCGTCAATATTAGTACGCATTTGTGCGTTATGTAAATCCACTAACACTTTAAATTTAGTGGGGTCCATATTACTTTGACCCTTAGACATTAAAGCTAGTGTTTGTCCAAATATATTCTCTTTATCTTCTACGGTAGTAGCAAGCACATTTGCTTGTGTATATCCACCAAATAACATCTTAAAGCCTGCACGTGCTTTGTCTGCATCTGAATCACTATTTGTTCTTAACGCTTCCATGTGTTTTTTAACCGAATCATTCTGCGTCTGAACAGCCAAATATTCTGTAGCCGCACGTACCCTCTTATCAAATAATGGGCGGTTAGTACGATACAAGTTAGTCAGTGTAACTTCATCACCAAACGTACCTAGGGGAGCAATACGTTTAATAGTTGCCGCCGCCATGTCTGCTTCTGACAAGGGGTCTTTAGTGGCTGTAGGCTTAGTAAAACGTTCTTTAACAAACTGTTGTTGTGCCCAACGGTCTGCACCTTCTAAGCCTGTTTGTGCCGCAACTTTAGCCCTAATTTGATCTGCCATTCCGGGATTAGCGGCAATAGCTTCTTTAATTAAAGTATTAACACGCCCAACATATTGAGCGTTAGTCATGCCACTATTAGAAGCTTCTTTAAGACGTCTAATCTCATTATCAAAATTTTTAAGAGAAGTTTTAGCAGCTGTCTGTTTCTCAGCACCTCCAGCACCTAACATAGCCTCTGCTACAGCCCCACCACGTTCAGGACGCATTGCTTCCATACGTTGAGCATCTAGTGCGCTAGCTGTAGCCATTTGATTGCTACGTAAAAACTCTGCAGACAATTCTGCTGCTTTATCTTCTGCATCAGCTAATTTAACTTTTTGGTACATACCAACTAAAGACTCAGCCGTTGCACCAATTAATTGGGCTTGTTTACCACGTTCTGTTTGAGCACGAGCAAGTGCTCCATAATCAGCAGATGCTGGTTCTGCGGTACTAGTAACATCAACGCTATATTTTGTAGCCATTATTTATTTTCTCCAGTGTCTACTGTAAAGTCTGTTTTAGACCATTGCTTGACCATTTGATCTATCACCATTTTTTCGTATTGAGTATAACCTTCGCTTTTATACGCTTCTCTCATAAGTGTTTGTAAGTCTGTTCCAGTGTAGCTGTTTAGAATAGCTTGTACCACTGCCGCATAACTTCTATGAGACTCATCATCTTTTCTATTCAAAGCTGTTAACGCTAGCATTGCATATTTACCTACTGCTTTAGCATCCGCCTCCAACATGTTTTTATGAGCTTTACTGCTTTCATACATAATTGATAGATCAGCCTGTGCTACAGAAGGAATACCTAAGCCTATAAAATAAGTTTCTGCATCTGTAACACGAAATAGCGGATCACCACCGCTACTCATAACTTGATTGTAATTTGCTTGAGCAATACGCATCTTCTGGATGTTATTAAAGGATGAGAAGGTGTTCTTACCAATCTCAATCAATGCTAATTCCATTGTCGTAGCTGTCATAGGTGCTTTAGTAATAATACTAACTGCATCCCCGACTCCTCCCCAAATGCGTCCTATTGCAAATCCCGCTGGACCACTAATGACTTCCAAGAAATTTTTCTCAGGGTCTAACAATCCTGTTAGCAAGTCTTCATAATACCTAAACGTATTAAAACGAGTTCCTAACGCCAGCTTAACTTCGCCATCTGTCAGTGCAGAAATAACACCAGCCAATACACCTTGTTGGATAGCAAGACGTTGTGTTTCAGTTAAATCTGCAGGCAAGCTACTTTCAATCTCTTCACGGAAAGGCCACATAAAGTTACCTGCCGTACCCATAACAGCACCGTGTGTTAGTAGTAACTGTGTAGCCTCTTTACGTGTAAATACACGGCTATTACCTATCAAACTTTGAATAACGTTCATCATTAGTTTAATTTGATATTGCGTAAACTGTGCAGGAATAGATAAAACACCTTTCTGCCAAAATGAAGTATTAGCAGTAGTCATGTTTTGTGTTAAGTCATCTTGACGTGCTAAAATTTTAGCAAGGCTATCATCTGTCCACCAAGCCACACCTTTATTAGCTTCCATAAATTCCCGACGAGCAATGTCAAAACTAACTAAACGAGAATAACCTTCACCAGCGTTAAATGGTACAGCACTAACTGCACCTGCTTTACGAGTCAATCCATTAAACAAACCGTACCTACCTGCTTCAGCCCCATACAAACTAGTTGTCCCTAAACCATCTAGCATGCCGGTGCGTCGAATAGCAGCTACTGCTTCTACAAACTCTTCTGTATCCATACCTAACCCTAAGTTAGATAGTTTGTTTGCTTTAGCAAATGCTTCCCAAATTGTAGGTTGGTCACTCATTAAAGCAAGGGCATACATAGAAGAAGTTTTAGCGGCACGTAAACCATGTAAAGGGCTAATAGCTACAGCGTTAAATGCGTTCATACTTTGCATAAAAAACTGCACTGGATTAAATGCAAAGAAACTATGGAAAGCTACTGTACGTGCCCATGTAGCGTAGTTCCTAGTAGCACGTAGTGCCATACCTACTTTAGCTACCGCTCTATTCCCCGTCAAACCTTCAACACTCTCGCTCAACAAACGCATCGTACCGATAGTTGCACGTTCCTCTTTAGTAGGAATGTTCATCTGGTCAATAATGTAGTCTTGCACTTTTTGTGCAACAGCCATACGTTTGTCTTGACCAATGTATCGACCCTTATTGTTCAGCATATAGCGAAAAGCTTGTTCAGGGTCCATAGATGCTACGTCAGCAGGCAAAATATCTTGGAACGTATTGAACCAACGGCGAATATGACTTTCACGCCACTCAGTAGCAGAAGCTACATACGCTGTGTTACTAATCTCAGAAGCAATAGCATCTAACGGGCTTAGTGTGTTTACAGTGTCTTCACCGTGTACAGACAACACTCTGTCTCCACGAGAATTAATTGGTGTACTACCAATGCCAACAGTTTCATTTAAGTAGTCATCGTCAGTACGGTTGTACCTAACTTCAATCTTAAAACTATCACCAAACTTATTAGCATTAAATGCTTCAATTAGTTCTGGACCATTCCAACCAAATCCCTGCATTAATTCTTCAGCACGAACAACAGTTAGCCGCCCTGCCTTATGTAAGCTATAAGCTTCATTAAATGCATCCGTATAAGCTTTAGCTTCACGCATACTTGAAGCCGTGCGATGTGTAATCGTACGAGTTTGCATTTCATCGTCAACCATACGGTTTGACAATAGTTTAACAAAATAATCATCACTATAAATCCTACGGTATTCACCAACACGATAAGGAATTACACTAGCAATCTTACTAGTAGTGTATTCGCCATCTTTAACAGCAAACAATGTACGGCTTTTACCAGCAATTTCTTGAGGCTCATTGCTTTGATAAAAGACATATCCTTTAGCTTTACTCTCTTCTAAAAACTCAGGGCTAACTCGTTGTACGCTACCTGTTTCAGCAACATAAACAAACTTACCTTCTGCAGGCGTAACTACTTTACCAAAGAAACTACCATCACCACCATCAAATTTAATACTAGTAGCGACTTTCTCAAAGCCTTTACGAATCAAACTCTTTACAGCTACATCGTTACGCATTTGATACATAACGTCACGTAATGCTCGTACTTTGTAATAAGCTTCACGACCAGCAGCAGACAAATCTGATCCTGCTAGTTCTGCTTCACTAAATACTTTACCTTCTTTATCGCCCAATACTAATACGTTATCTAACGCTACTCTATCAGCTTTATTTAGCTTTTCAATGCTAGGACGTACAAAGTTAGTGAGAAGTTTTAAATAGCGACTTTGTTGTTTAATACCTACTACACGTTCACTGTACAACTCTTTAGACGTAGATAGTGCCCAGTCACCCAAAGAAAACCGAGAAGCACTGTTAATATCTTCATCAGAATATTTACCTATAGCAGTGTAGTCTAGTGTTTTAGACACTGGTTTTTCTACCAGCCAACCAGTCTTTAATCCTGATTCAGCATCGCTAATAGCAGCAAGTTCTTCTTTGATAGCTGCCAATTCTTTTTGCAGTGTCTCTAAGCTAGGACCTTTAATACGCTTTGTTTCATTAGCAATCAAAGACATGGAAGCTTTAACTTGAACACTTTCTTCTTGTAGAAGTTTAATATGCTTATTAAGCATACGAGCAATACTAGTATCAGCTTTACCTGTAATTGGTTTTAAACCACGTTCTTCTAAAAACGCATTAACTTCAGCAATTATGCGCTTAAAACCATTAACAAGAGATGCAAATGTTTGTCCTAAAATATCTGTAGGCACTTTATCTGTAAATGCCCATTTAGCAAAGTTTTCAGCAAAGAACTCAGAATAGCTAGTAAGCCATTCATGCATGCCTGCTTCTAGTTTTTTATATTCATCAATATTACCAGCAAGATAATTATCTATCCATTCTGTCAATCTTTGTTGACTAGTCATACTGCGATATTCTAATAGTGCTTCTAATGGAAGTACGTCAGTAATTTGTTTGTTAATTCCTTCTCCTATATACGGAATTCCACGTTTAGTTAAAAACTTATTAAACGCACGATTAATAGTGTCAAAATAACGAGCAGAAAAATGTGCTTCAAATGCATGTCCAAATTCGTGGGCTAGTGTTTCCATATAACCAGCCCTACCTTTGGTGGCAAGGTTTTTATTTTTATCCATCATAACAATGATAGAAACATTACGACCGTAAGCATAATGTAAACCACCTGCATTTTTATAATTTTTTGCACTTTGTAAAACAGCACGCATTTCAACATTACCTGCATTTGCTAAAGCAGGTAAATCAGAAAAATTAAGCACAATAACTTTGCGATCATTCATGCCTAATGCATTAGACATACGAGTAAGAAACTCAATAGCATCTACTTTAGGAACAGTGTTACTAATAGTAATGTTTCCTACTGTTGTAGAATTATCAATGTTATCTAAATAACCCATACGAGACAAACCTACTGTAGGACGAGGTTGAAATCCCGATTCTAAA